CTAGAAAACCCAATAAGGATCAAGGCTAATGAAAATCAATTATGCATCGTTAATTTATGACGAGATTGTCGAGGCTAATAAAAAAGCCAGACAAGAAGATAAGGTCATTGAAAGCATTGAACTAACTGAGAGTGAATGGGAAGAAATTCAATCAGATAGGCGATTACGATTTATGGTGCCGAATTGCTCAATTGTTAGAATTCCAACACGTTATTTTGCAGACGGTATAGAAGTTATAAAGGCTAAACAATAATGCCCGGATTACTCCAAGCCAAATCAGCGCCTATGCTCGAAAAAGAGCAAATGGCAGCAAAAGAGCAGGCTGAACAAGAGAATAACCCGGTTAATCCTGTTATTGACAATCTAGCCGCGCATGTTCGTCGCTGTTGGGAGATAGCTAAACAACATCGCTCAACAAACGGTGGAGCAGATAGGCTCACTAAATGCCTAAGAATGCGCAAAGGGCAGTACACAACTAAAAAACTGGCAGACATTCAAGCCCAAGGCGGCTCTGATATTTACATGAACATTGTCGGCACTAAGTGTCGCGCAGTAAAAGCCATGTTATCAGACTTGTATGCTGGCACTAACGACAAACCTTTTCAGATTGACCCCACTCCTGTTCCTGACCTACCTCCTGAAATTCAGCAAACTATGATTGAACAGGCACTAAACGCCATTATACAAACAGGCTTACCACCTGATGTGGCCGAACAACTCCTGCAAAAGCATGAAGATCGAATCAAAGACGAGATATTGCAAGAAGCTGAAGCTCGAATGGAAGGCATGAGTGAGTATATTGAGGATATTCTAACAGAGGGAGATTTTAGACGTGAGTTTGAAGCGTTCCTTGATGATTTAGTGACTTATCCTGTTGCTATATTCAAAGGCGCCATCTATCGCAAAGAGAAAAAGATTGCTTGGGTGCAAGGTGAAGATGGTAATTACGTACCAAAAATCACAGACAAATTAGCGCGTAAGTTTAAGCGTGTTAGCCCATTTGATTTCTATCCAAGCCCATCAATGACAAACATCGGTGACTCTTGGCACATTGAACATCTTAGGTATACAGCGCAAGAGTTATCAAAAATGCGAACTTCTGCCGGTTATAACGCTAAAAACATCATTATGGTGTTAAGCGACTATCGCAAAGGCGGTTTACGTGAGTGGGCATTCGATACAAGTGAGCGTGAACAACTAGAAGGGCGTAGCTCTGTCATGTCCGGCAACTATGAAATGATCGACGGGTTAGAACTAACGGGTTACGTGCAAGGCAAAGAGCTAATCGAGTGGGGCATTCAGCAAGAAGTTGAAGATCCATACAATGAATACAGCGTTTCGATCACTGTAGTTGGCAATTATGCCATTAAAGCGGTAATTAATCCCGATCCAACTGGACGGCCTAGTTATTATAAAGCCTGTTTCCGTGGTGTACCTAATTCATTCAACGGTGAAGCGTTACCAGAAATACTCGAAGATATTCAAGACGCCGCAAATGCCACAGTTAGAGCATTAATTAATAATTTAGCGATCGGGGCTCAGCCTCAAGTTTCTGTTGATCTTTCAATGCAACCAGCAGGCAGTACAGTAACAAGTATTAAACCGGGCAAAGTATGGACCTATGCAAGTAAAGCAGGCCAAAGCGGTGCAGGGATTGGTTTTTTCTCACCTGAGATTAAATCACAAGAGCTATTAACTGTTTACGAGCGCTTTGAACGTTACGCAGATGAAAAGAGTGGTATACCCGCTTACTCATACGGCTCAGATAACGCAGCAGGCGCGGGTAAAACTGCTTCAGGCTTATCAATGCTGATGAATGCATCAAGTAAAACCGTTAAGGCGATAGTGCGCGATGTAGATATTGGCGTGATTGAACCGCTTATTGGCAATTTATATCAATCAGCCATGCTCGACCCTGAAGTGCCTAATGATATTAAAGGTGATGCCCAAGTTAAAGCGCGTGGCTCTGATTCATTAATGCACAAAGAAGCAACTGTTATGCGTCAAATCGAATTTATGCAAATGGCCGGTGCAAATCCAATGTACTCAGAAATCATTGGCATGGAAGGCACAAGGGAAATGCTGGAAACGGCTAGTAAAAATGCAGAGTTCCCCGCTGGTCGCATTGTTCCCTCATTAGAAGATTTACAACAAAGGTTAGCGAATGCTCAACCAGACCCTAACCAAGCAAACGTTCAGTAGGTTAGTTTCGCTAAGAAGCGACCGAAAGCAAACATATCAAGCATTATTAGAGCTTTTTAAAGCTGAACGTGACGCAGAATTAGCCATTTTAAAAGATTCAAACGAGATAACAGCAATATACCGTTCACAAGGCGGCATTGCTGCACTCGAAGAACTAATACACTTGTTTGAGGATCCAGAAATTTTTAAAAACAAGTTTAACGAATAGCCGGGAAACCGGTTTACACCAAAGGCCGCCATAGTGCGGCCTTTTTTTATATCCAAAGAATACCTAAACGAGAACACCACTGAACCGGCTCTCAACAGGCTCAAAGGAAAAATATTATGTCGGGTACAAGAACCGCACGTTTAAAAGCAGAGGAAGAAGCTAACGCTTTAATCCTTGAACAGCAAAATAACCCAACTCTAGACAACGAGAACACTGGGGATGAAGAAACACCACCTTTACAGCAGCAAGAAGAAGTAAGAACACCGGTTAACACCGACTCTGAACATATTTTTGAAGCAAAGTACAAGGTATTGCAAGGCAAATACAACGCCGAAGTCCCACAACTGCGCGAAGAAATCAAAACGCTTAAACAGCAATTAGATTCTCAACCAGCACCAGTTGATGAAAGCAAGTATCAGAAAACAATTGATGAACTGCAACGCAAGCTAGACGCTAAAGAAAGCCAGCCTGTTACCAGCAATCAAGAGCTTGATGAATACATTGCTAGCGAATATGGGGCAGAGCTAGCCAACGCCATTCAAAACATGATCAACCGTCATGCAGCGCCAAAGTCTAACGACGATGTAACGCAGCTACGTCAGAAAGTTGAAGATATTGAGCGAAACAATCAGCAATCACAGCATGAAATGAAAATTTCAACGCTAAAACAAACGCTGAAATCGCAAGGCATCGACTTCGAGCAGACTGATACTGATCCAATGTTTCATGACTGGCTTGCAAAAGAGGAAGGTCAAACCGGCCAATCTCGAAGTGTGTTTATGCAGAATCATTTTGCATCTGGCAACATTGCCAAAACCGCCGCTTTTTACGCTGCATTCAAGGCCCAAGAGCGCTCAAGCTATCAAAAAAACCCCCTCGCAAATCATGTAGATGTTTCTAGTAATCATAGTGCGCCTGATTCCGGTGCCGAGTCCGATATGTGGTCCGGTGACGATATTGACAGGCTGTACAAAGACCAAAGAGAAGGACGCATTTCAGAGGCCGAGTTTAAGAAGCAAGAGCAAAGTCTTAATCGGGCTATGCAAGAAGGTCGAGTCACGGCCTAAATAATCTCATAGCCCATCATGTGAGTAATTTACTATGGGTTATCCTGTTGTTTCCGGTTCAAAAAACTATTCGTCTACCGGTGCGAATAACACAAGCAAACTAATCCCTCAAATTTGGTCTAACAAATGGCTAACTAAGTTTTACGCCAATACCATGTACGAGGAAATCTCAAACACTGATTACGAAGGTGAAATTAAGCAAAAAGGCGATGAAGTAATCATTCGCACTGTGCCTACTATCACCATTAATGATCACGAAGATAATCAGGATCTTGTTTACGAACAGCCTGAGTCTCCAAGTGTTTCATTGAAAATCGACCAAGGCCACTATGCTGCGTTCTTGATGCCTGACGTTGCTGCATATCAAACTGATATGAATGCAATGAATAAATGGGCAGAAGATGCCGCCCAGGGCATGAAGATCAATGTAGACAAAAACATACTTGGCTCTATCTACGCAAGTGCTGCGGCTGTTAACGCTGGCTTAACTGCCGGTGCTGATAGTGGGGGTATTAACTTAGGTACAACTGCGGCACCTGTTTCAGTAACTAGCGCAAACATCATTGATATTTTGGTTGAGCGTTACAGTGTGTGTTTAGATGAAACTGACACCCCTGATACTGAGCGTTGGGTTGTTTTACCTCCTGCGTTGTGTGCTCGTATCAAAACATCTGAGTTAAAAGATGCAAGTTTGTCTGGTGATGGTCAGTCAACGTTGAGAACTGGCAAGGTCGGCATGATTGACCGCTTACATATTTACTCTAGTCGTCATTTAAACGTGGCAACTGGTAAGTACGATGTAATCTTTGGTCATAAGTCCGCCCTGTCTTTTGCTGCACAGATTACCAAAATGGAAACCTTGCGCAGTGAGAAGAAGTTTGCTGATTACATGCGTTCACTATTTGTTTACGGTTTCGGTGTTTTGAAACCTACTCAACTAGGCCACTCGGTATTGACTTTAGGTTAATACCTAACGTTAACAAGCCCCTGAATAATCAAGGGGCTTTTTTTTGGGATATTTAAAATGACAACTGTAAAAAAACCAGCAACTAAGAAAGCGCCGAATCAAAACAGTGAAGCACCTTATGGGTATTTACAAAACACTGAAGGTCGCGTGTTTATCGCTACTGCCCCTCTGATTAAGCAAATGAAAAAAGGCAAGTTTGGTTTGATGAAAATCACCAAGTCAGTGTATGACGAAGCCCTTGCAAATGGCGGTTTAGCTGATGCTATTCCTGATATTGACGACGAAAGCGAAATAGAGATT